ACCTCCAGCATCATCTCCGAATCCACCACCTGTGTCTCCACCGAATCCACCACCTGTGTCTCCACCGAATCCACCAGCATCATCTCCACCAGCATCTCCACCAGCATCTCCACCAGAAGTGTCTGTTACAATTTCACCATATAATTTATCAACCTTTTTAAAGAATCCAGTATTTTTAATTACATTAGGTGTTTGCTCTAACTCAGCTGATGCAGCCTTTTCTAATCTCTGTTGTTCTAAATCTAATTTAATTTCATCTTCAGACCAATTAAATATATTTTTCTTAGCCCAAGTATGTGACGTTGGTGCTATACCACCATCAACTCCAGCAACTAAATCTTTGTATAATAGAACTTTTTCTTTCCATTGTTCTACTTTTAACATCTCACCTTGTGTTGATGGGTTATTTAAAGTTAATTTAAAGTTGTTTAGTTCATCATGGAACCCTAGTATGTATAAATGAATAATAGCTATCTTATTTAATTCTTGAATCATCGCCTGTTGGATTCTGTTAATAGTTCTAGCAAATCTGATATCCATTAAAGCTAAGTTCTTACCTTCACCAGTTGGTTCCTCAAATCCTAAGAAAGTTTTAGGAACTCTAAGTGCTGTAACCATTTTTCTTTGAATAAATTGTATATCAGCTATTTGGTCTAAGTTAGAAGCTCCAGGTAATGTTTCTATTGGCATTGAAGCGTTAGGGTCCCTAACTGGTACAAAGTAATCTTGGTCAACAGCTAGTGTGTTATATCTAACATCTGATTGACCTGTCTGTTGGTCAGTTTGTTGTGTTCTTTTAAATTTATTAGCCACTTTTTGTACATAAGATTCCACATCCTCATCATCAATATTACCAACGTAAACTTTAAACACCCTTCTTTCTGGTGCTCTAGTTACACGATAAACTAACATCGCGTCTTCCGCTAACAACAATTGTTTCCATATACGTCTAACTTTTTCTAAAACAGAAGTACCATAAGGTATTTTTCTATCATCACCTAAAAGTCTAAAGTGACCAATCTCCCAAGCGTTAAATTCTAACGTCTTGTCTCGCCAAACGAAACTAACCTCTCTCTTCTTAGTATCACCAGACTCATCCATTTCTAAACCTTGTTGTTGGTAAGGGAATAAACCAGTTTCTTTTCTTTCAATGTCTATATTAGTTAATTGACTAGCACCAACTATACCGTCTTTATAATCAATTTTTAAATAGATAAAATTATCACCGTACTTACACGTATTTCTAGTCCACATTGGTAGGTTGGAGTGTATATCAAGTACGTTGAAAAATAAGTCTTCTAAAACTTTTTTAATTCTAGATGAATCTGATTGTACAGACATTATTCTACCTTGTTCATTTAAAGTACAACTTTCTTCTGACATAATATCTAAAGCTACAGCTATTTCAGGTGTGAATTCCATAGCTTCATAATCCATATAAGAAGCTAATCTTGATGTTTCATAAAAAACTGACTTTTGGTAAAGTTCGTTATCAACTTTAGCCCACTGAGCTTCTAAGTATTTTTGTTGTTGTAATTGTAACTTTTCCTTGTTAAACTCTTGTTTAGATTGAGTTACTATTAAATCGTTATCTGTTAAAGCATACTTACTATTTGTTATATTACTTTTCGGTCCACCTGCTTGACCAAACAAGTAAAATAATTTTTGGTATACTGTTAAATTTTTATTTTCTTCAGCCATTTTAATTATATTCTTTTAATAAATATCACCAATAAAGATAATGTACCATTCTTTAATGTGAAGTTTTATTGTATTTAAAAGGGGGTTTATTTCTTATATTTACTTAAATCCCCAAACAACCATGAGAATTCTTTGGTGTTTTCTACAGTAGGTTTTTTACTTTTACTATTATCACTGTAAAAACCACCACCAACAACTTCATTTAAACCACTCACTTCTTCAGTAGTTGTTGTTTGTATGGACCAACTACCAACCATAGCTTTAGCTTGTCCTTTTGATTTCTCTAAATCTTTAAATGAGGTTGAACCTACGAAACAACACATAGCTATTGACATTAAAAGGTCATCATGATAACCCTTCATATGGTCCGCCCTACCACCAATAAAAACAAATGTCTCCATTTCAGCTAAAGCTCTTTTTGACCTAACCTTAAATGAATCCATCCTAATAGCTTCCTCTAACTTAGATACAATAGTATTTCTATTCTTTTGGAAATTTAAACCAGGTAATTTACCTTTATCCATAAATTTCTGCAAAGCTTTATTATTTTCCACAGAATCAATACCCACAGTAACATCGTAATAAAGATTCCTTTTAGGGTAACCCAACTCAATTAATTTTAACACAACTGAAGCTCCCCAACCACCAGTTATATCTACAACCACAAAAGCATTATAAGATTCACCATAATACTTACATATTTCACCTAAAACATCTGGTGCTACTTTACCATGATATTCAGCTACTTGATTACCTGTAGTGAAATCCCATATACATAAACCAGCGAAATCATCTGAAGAACCAGATGAAGGGTCAGCAGATAAAATATATTGGTGGTCTTTTATTGGGTCTTCCCAAACCCACATATTACCATCTACCCATTCTCTCCTAATAGGGTCTTTAATGTTATCCCTCTCTTGTCTATTTTTATATTTATCGTCAATCACATTATCACCAGACCCCACAAAAGAACATAACAACTCTTGTGCTATAGACCTAGCGTTATGATTTAATTGAGCACACATATCATCAAACCATTTTGAGGTTGGTTCATAACCTTTTTTAACCATCTCTCCCCAAGTTCCTTCTGGTACTTTTGAACCTTCGCCACCACTCAATGGGTCAAATATTTCTTCAGTTACGTCACCCGTTTTTTCATCCCTTAAAATCCATGTCATACCAGATTTGTCATTCTTACCGTTATAACGTGGGTCTTCATACCATTTCATCGAAACAATGTTAAAATTGTTCCTACCCTTCTCAGCTGTAATATACGCTTTGTGGTAAAGTGGGTCATGACCATTTGGTGTTGATATTAATATAGACCTACCACCAGTAGAAAGAGATGGTTGAGCTGCAGTATAAAACTCCTCCCCCTTATTACCCTCAATAAAGGCTGCTTCATCCACAACAATAACTGAAGGTGTATAACCCCTTAAAGCATCCTTAGAAGAAGCTACCGCTTTAACTTCAGAACCATTCCATAATTTATAATGGGAACTAGAATTCTTCTCTGGGTCAAACCAAGTCTCACTAGTACCACCCCTATAGACATCCATCCATGCTGGTAGTTGTGTTGTGAAATCCCTAATTTTTTTTAAGAACTCTTTAGCTGTTTCTTGTTTATTCGCCGCAATAAGTATTTTTTGTGTACTCTTATTGGATGATAACGCTGTTAGTATAGCAAGATAAGCCGCTGTGGTAGTCGATATACCAGCTTGTCTAGGTTTCATAACTATATTATGGTGATTATCTTTGTAAGCTAAAACCAATTCCTTTTGTCTAGGAAATAACTTAAAGGGTACAAACCCACCTTGTGTTCTGTCTTCAGTTTCTAGATAAGACTCTACTGCGTATATAGGGTCACGTAAACATTTCCCTATCTCATATAACATTTGTGCTTTTGTCAAACTCATACCTATAAATATGTTAGGCATAAAAAACCCACTTAAGTAGCGGTCTTAAGTGGGTCAAGTATCCGTTCCTAGAACGGTCCTAAATATTATTTAGAATTCAGTATACCACCGATATGTCTAACTAATTCCTCATCACCAGCATCTAAAGCGTCATCTATAGCTGATAATAAATCTCTTTTTGACATACTTTCATAATCAACTTCTGTTGGTTCATCATCCATAGGGTTAGGTGTGATGTCTGTTCCACCTTCTGGTGGTGTTAGAACATCATCTTCCTCATCATTATTCATAGTAGTTTCTTCTTCTTCTTTTTCTGGACTATCATCATAACGACCAAACTCATCATCAGAAGCTTCTTGTTGTAATTCTTCTAATGCTTCTTCAGCCATTCTCTTAACTTTAGTTTGCGCACTAGTATTACCTTCTAATAAACCATCTATGATATTATTAAATTCATGGTCTGATAATTCTTGTAGATAATTCCATGCCAAAGAAACAACCTCTTGATTATCTACGGGTATTTGTTCGACAAACTTAGACCAAATAATTGGGCCTAGTCTAATATCGTTAGTTTCAGATTCTAAATTATCGGTCTTATCTAAAACGTATTGTCTAACATCCCTATCTTTTGGTAAAGACCATAAAGACATTAATTCAACAACACCTTTACTTAATTCGTGTAAAAGTATTGGGAAAATCATTCCTTGTGCTATTATTTTAGGTCTCCCACCTTTTTGGTCTGATAATTTAATCCTCACGTTACCAGCGTGAATACCTTGTTCCCCTTGTTGTTTAATAGTTTCATCATCCATCATCCAATAAGAAGCGTCATTAGCTGCCATAACGTTAGCATAGTCTCTACCTAGTTGTGGAGTTTGTTGACGTAACTCATCATCCATGTGATGTAAATTTTGTGATTTTCTAGCTGCTCCATGCATCATAGCGTTAACGTATCTTCTCCTTTTAATCTTTGGTTTCATTTCACCCTCAGTTCTCCCTTGTGGTACTTCTTTATTACCACGAACCATTTTTAAACCTTCTCTGTTAATCTTACCAACCTTCATACCCAGTTGTCTAGATAATTGCTCCATTTGTTCTGGTGACATATCAGAATCCATACCTAATTGTGCTGGGTTTATACCAGTTATCTCAACCTCAAGGTCCACAGCATTTTTCGGCATTTTAAATTGTTTTCTAATCATTTTCTTAGCCTTGTCCTCCAATCTACCAATACCATATTCATACTCTTTCTTGGCAGCTCTCATTAAAGAGTTACCCATCAATTGTTGAACATCATTCATGGAAACATTTTCTTTACCAGTTTTTTGTCTAATGTTTTGTACAATCTCTTGAAAGGATTGGTCTGCTAAATTTTTAGCTAAGTCAGTGTTTATTATTTCAGAATAGTCGTGATTACCATCATTAAAACTTCTTTCTACGTTTTG